TATGCTCGCCATCGGTTGTCTGCGATATAGATGGGGGCAGAAAAACTGCCATACGGCCAGCAGGCTACGCACGTAGAAGACTGAGGGTACGGTTACCGGACCGGGGTTCGATTCCCCGCAGCTCCACCAGATATACAGGGCCACCCCGCAAGGGGTGGCCTTTTTCGTTGGTATTACAACGTTCATTGGTATAGAACTTCACCCACTCAAATCGGGTTTATGGTGGTTTGTCATGGGTTTCAGGTGGTATTGGGGTGGTAATTCGAGTGGTGAAAAACAGGGTGATTCGAGGTGCTCCATGACCCGCAGATTCGGCAAAATCGTAGCCAAGCCCAGCAAGCGCAAAGCCAAATGGCTCGAGGCATCCTACATTACCCCACGGGATGCGTTCGACAAGTGGCCGGGATTGTCGGACCGACAGACCAGGACTTTCCCCCTCGGCGAGGAAGATGATGCCGCCTCATGGCTGAGCAGGCAGAAGAAACTCATCGACGCAGGGGTATGGAAGCCCGCGGTCGTCGTAAAGCATGCCGAGAAAGCGGCAAGACTCACGCTGGGGGAGTATTTCCCCGAGTGGCTCGAACAACGAACATTCAAGGGCCGGCCTCTCAAGGCGGGGACGCGGTACCGCCTGCGCAAGGACGGGGAGAACCACATCCTGCCCCACTTCGGCAACACCAGACTCATCGACATCACGCAACGGGATATCGACGTCTGGCTGGCGACACTGCCGGCGGATCAGGAGGCGATGCGCGCGAACTCGCTCAAAGTGCTGAAGGCCATACTCAAGACCGCAAGCCAGCCTGGATTGCACGGGGAGCCACCGCTCATACCCCAGTACCCCTGCACGAGGACGCTACCTAAGCCTCGGCGCAAAAGCGAGACGATACCGGCGACGCCGGAGCAGGTGAAGGCCATCTATGACGCCATGCCGGTCCGCTACGCGATGGCGGTCTATCTTGCCGTGTTCGGTGATGGGTTGCGTATCGGGGAGGTGTGTGCCCTGCAACGTAAGGACATAGATCTCGACTCCCGGGTCATGCATATTCGACGTGGGCGAGTGACGATGGACAAGGCCAAGCTGACCGATACGCCGAAGACCGAGAACAGCGTCAGGGACGAGCGCATCCCCTCGCAGTTGATCCTCCTGCTCAGGACATTCCTGGACGCCGATGTCGATGACGGGAAGGGCGCGTGGTTGTTCCCTGCCAAGAAGGACCGGTCACGACCCGTGCACCCGAACACGCTACGAGGTGACTACGAGATTGCCAGAGAAAAAGCCGGACGGCCTGATCTCAGATTTCACGACCTGCGGCACACCGGGCTGACTTGGCTGGCAGAGGATGGAGCCACGGTGCGCGAGCTTATGGATGCCGCGGGTCATTCGGATGTGGAGACTGCGATGAGGTACCAGCATTCCGTCAGCGAGCGCCGTTCTCTGTTGGCTGAGCGTTTGGGTGCCAGGTTGTTGCCTGATGACACGGTGGAGATCGTGGAGGAGCGGATCAGGCAGTTGGATGCGCGTATCGCTGAGTTGCGTGGGTTAAAGGATGTGGAGGAGGGGAAGTTGAGGAAGTTAGAGGGTTCTGTTGCAAGACTGTGATTCTACAAATTTTCTTCGTGGTCTAGGCCATGTTTCCTGGTGATGAAATGGATATCTTCGACGTAGTGCTTGATCCTGGCTATCTCATGCGTAGGCCGTCATCATCGATCCTAGGGGGAACCGGAGTTCGAAGAATGTCAGGTAGATGCCCTTTCTGGCCTGGAGTATGAGATCAGGCGATGTTATATAGTCTTATAGCGAAACGCGTAAGGTTGTCACTCTCGAGTGTCATGGCCGCGTTATCGGGTTTGTGCGGTTATGACCCTGACCATCAACTTTCTGAAAGCTCTGCAAATAGAGTGTCTGTTTTTTGGGATATTTCCATTGAGAAATTAGTGAGCCCAACTAAGTTATCGTCAAATGACTCAATGGCGAATAAGAGCATAGCTCTTGAAAACTCTTTACTTATAATATCCATTGGGACAATTAGTCTGTTTGATGTTTTATCTTTATCGCAGTAAATCGAGCTTTCTCTCAATTGCTTGAGCTTACCTTGTTGCGCGAATTCTATTATTTTCTCCATCATCTTTTGGCCTATTGCATTCTGAAGTCTCTCTCCCATCGTTATTGTATAGTTTGTTCCAATAATTTCCTTATTCCTATGATCTCTCAATAAATCTGTTTTTACTCTCTCGCCTGTTTCTGGGAGCTTTGCATATGATCCCACGATAACTTTGCCAATTTCTTCAATTGCTGATATTGAGAAAAAAGTAGAAGATCCGTAAGATTTATTCTGATAAAGCAGATTGGCATCTTCAAGCAGATTCTCCACATGTTGCACACACTTGTTGAACTCTCGGGTATCGTCAATTTTAAAATTTGTTTTTCCGTCTAATATTGTTGAAATTTTCTTTAAGGAAAGCTCTTTATCCATATTTTCTCCATTCCAGCAAATAGTTATTTGCTTTATGCGTATGCCATTTAGAACTGTTCCGAACGCATCCTGCCAAATGTGTTATTACACTCAGCAAGTAGATAATGATTGATTCTACAACAGTATTTATAAATCTAACTTGTAAATATAGACAAAAACACATGGAAACGCGAACAATGCCCCACCCCCTAAGGGGTGGGGCATTGTTGTATATATGTACGTGTGTTTTTGGCTCTTGCCCGCAGCAGTCGCGTTATGCAGCCTGTCCGGAACGATTATTTGCTGGTGATCTGTTTGAGGCTGTCGCCAGCGGCCACTTCGGGGATGCCGGCGATGCTGGTGATCAGACTGACCACGGCAGCCAGGGCTGCGGCTCCGGCGACTATGATCCAGTCGACTGAACCGATGGTGACGGCGGATACGGGGATGATCGCGATGGCCGCTTGGGCCGCGGTTTTCACGGCTCGGATGCCGGCTGCCTCCACCCAGTTCTTGAGTGTCTGCGTGGTACTTGTTTCCTTGCCTATGGCGACTGCTGTTGTCGTGTTATATTCGGACTGATCCTGGGTGTCCAGTTTTGATTCGTTTGCCATGATGCTCCTTAGAAGGTGTTGGTGTTGAGTCTGGTTTGCAGGGCGCGTACGGTGGCTGGGCCGAAGCTCCCGTCAGCGGTGACGCCGAGATGTTTCTGAATGGCTTTGATGGTGCCCGGGCCCATGAGTCCGTCGGCGGTGATGCCGAGCCGGCGTTGCACGGCGCGGATCAGGTCGCTGCCGCCCCGACCATAGGAAACCGCGTACAGGTTGGGGCGCGAATACGTGCCGTCAGGGTGCAGCTGGCCGCTGATCACCCCGTCCACAGTGGTGCCCATGACCCGCTGCCAAGCCCGCACCGTCGCCGGCCCGCAATCTCCATCCACCACGACTCGGCCGGAGACCGGAGCGGGTGTCGGAGCATTGCCGCCGGTGTACCGCAGGTAGCAGTTCCACGGGAAGTCGTAGTAGCGGCGGATGTTCGTCTCCTGACCGGTCTGGTCGCCGCCCGTCCCGTTCGCGCTATGGTGCTCGGAGTAACTCGCCTGCGCGAGCAGACCGCCACCGAGGTACACGGCCACATGGTCGGCGTCGTTCAGGAGGATGTCACCGGCCCGAGGATTGCCGTCGGGAGATAGTCGCGTCCAGCCGCGGGCGGTGAGTTGGCCGCTCATGTTGCCCGTGTATGTGGCTGCACCGGTGTCGAAACCTGCCTCCCTGAGGCACCAGATCACCAGGCTGGAACAGTCGGCGTTGCCTCCCGGGCGAATGTTCCACCGGTCGTTCTGCGAATAGCCCAGGCTGACGGTCTGGCACCAGTAACGCATGCGGTTGATGAGCACGTTCAGGTTCCCCATGTCAGTCCTCCTCCTTCTTTTCCGTGGTTTCAAGCGCCTTGAGCGAGTCGGCCTCGCTGATTGGTGTGATGTCGGGCGGCATGGAATCGCCCTGCGGTTGCGTGATTGGTTCGGCCATGATGGTCTCCTTCAATTGGCTGTTTTGGGGTATGAAAAAGGGCCGTCCATGATGGACGGCCCTGAAAAAACTGGTGATGGTCGGAACGGTTAGGAAACTGCCAGCCATAGGACGATGATCAGCCTGACGGCACCGATGATGATGCCCAGTGCAGTGAACAGGATGGTGTTCTCATGGCTTCTCTCTCACTGGATGGGTGTAGTCCCAGTTTCCGTTCTGCAGCCGTAGAGCGTATTCCTCTTGCAGTTGGGTGAGTCGGATGTGTCCTACGCCGTTGCCTCCCAGTTTGAGGTATTCCTCGCCGGATTGGAGCATCGACTCGTGCGAGTTCCTGTCTCGGGGGCGGGCGAAGAGGCATTGGCGTAGGACGATGAGTTTCACCTCGCGGATTTGACGGCCGAGGTCCAGGTCCTGCTTGTCGAGCGTCCGGAAATGCCGGTCGCCTTGCTCTAGTTGTTTGGCGAATATCTCGAGATCCTGTTTCGTGACCATGTTGCGGCTCCGGCTCAGGTGCTGGGTGAGCCAGCCGGTGAACCCTCCCAGGCCGCCGCTGCCGATGATCGCGGTGACGATGGCAACGATGGAATCCTCGGACAACACTGTGCCCCCAGACTTGTTGGCGTTTTCGAGAAGAATGCACTACAGTAGTGCACTATGGACAGGGAAAGGAACGGACATGAATACCATTGCGGAGGGATACAACAACCTCGACTTCCAAGGCAGGGGACTGCAGAACAGACTGAGACGCGAGGCCCTGGGGTTGACCAGACGCGACCTGGCTGGGCTACTGAGCGTACGGGAATCCACCATCTACCGGTGGGAGCACGGCACGCCTGCGCACTCGGTCGAAGCGATCCTGGACTCTTATGAAAGTGCAGCCGTGGGTATTCGCGGCAGGATCAAATCCGCACTGGATCGTCTGGGCCCAACCGGTAGGCGAATAGACCACGAGGACATGCATATCACCGTCCCCAAGCCCGGTGCGAGCGTGGGTGACGTCTTCGTCTTCGACGACGGGGAGCCCGTCCTGCGCAACCCGCCGGCGGGACTGGTGCGGGCGATCGCCGGCAGACTCATCACCCTGCTTAGGGAATCGCCCTACCGGGTCTTCGCCAGGGAGACCGACGATGCCGGGATGCTGCTCTTCGCCCAGGTCGGACGCGGCGAATCGGAACGAGACGCTCCGCGACGCTGACCTGCGGTGCGATAATGGTCGGGTCACACAATCATCGACAATGCAGGAGGATAATATGGATATCGCAGCGGATATCGCGGCACTTGTCGGGGCCGTCGCGGCCGTCGGATCGCTTACCGCTTTCTGGAGCACCGCAGAAATGTCTTTACTCAACAAGTTGGATAAACTGCTTGATCTTTACCAGAAGGAACGTGATCTCAAGATGCGAAATGATCAGCTCGAGCTCATCAACCGACGGATCAACGCGGTGAACGAACAGTTGAAAAACGGGTTCGACGGCAAACACGTACGAGCTAAGGCCACCGCCGTCATCATAGTGGGAGTGATCGGAATCATCGCCGGTATTGCGAGCTTCGTGATGTCCGGCGGGTTCACGAGCAATCCCGATATTTTCCTCTCCCTTATCGTCACGCTCCTCGTGCTCGCGATCAGCATCGTCGGCGTCGGCCTGGGCCGCCGGGCCTGGCTCGATACGCCCGCTGCGGTACCCACTGAGCACCAACCGCCCGCACCTGGAGCCCAAGGTGGTCCAGCGCCCGCGGCCCCGTCGGCATTGCCTTCGCTGGTTCCCGGTGAGTCATCCGACGTATCTTCCCAGGATGGGGAAGGTGGCGGCGAAGTCGGCTCTGACGGTGATCGAACTCTGACCGAGTAGGTTGTAATGGACGCGGTTGAAAAGATCAGTTCCAGGGGTGGCACGTATGCCCCATGTGATCCAGTTGGAATTCACCCGTAATACCTGATGGAAGGAGGTCTCCGTTTGTGTGCCCGACATTCTAAGGTCGGATATGAACCGCCCAGATATACGCAATGGAATGAGATTAAGTCGATAGTTGTTTTTGCCGAGTTCCTGATCCCATTCTCCTACATATTTGGTATATTGACTGCACTCATATATAGATTTCGTGATTTGTATAACTGGGTCACTTGGATGAATATTCTTGCGCTGTTGATCTCGCTTATCCTCGCGGCGCTTGGTATTTGGCAGATCAAAGACTCCAAATCCACTTCGCTCATATCGGTGATGGCATGTCTGAGCATAACCATCGCCATAATGAGTCTGTTGGCGGTGATTTTTCCTGTAAACGATCATGTACGGCATGACAGGGAGTTTCTCTCCTGCGACAGGAACCTGAACAGCGTTACCGTGAAGCAGCGCGAAATCTACCGGGATCTCGAATCGAATACCAACGATGAAAGAATCTTCCTGGAATGCGAACCATCCCCACTGGAGTGAACGGCCATGGTTTCACCCGGTTTTCGAAGAAGCACACGATACGACCATGCAACCGCCTTGCCGCCTTCTGGAAAGGCGGCAAGGCGGTCATCATGAAAGGGCCGCCGACTGCACTATTTGCGATGTGTCGATCGCAGACGGCGCAACGCCCATATTGAAATACGTGGGCTGTCGGTAATTCGGTGTCCATTGATCGACGTAGATGCCATCCCAATAGCCAGGGCCACCGGTGTTGTATAAAAAGATCGGTGCACCCTGCAATCCGTCGCGAAGTTGTATCAACTTGCCTATAGCTATTCTCTTGCTCGGGGATGGGGAGATTGCCTCCACCACTTTGATGTTGCCCGATACTCCTGCAGCGGACAGACTGAGGCCCATCCAGATCCTTGCGCAGGTGTAGGCGTTGTCCTCATAAATCGTGATGCCGGATTGCATGGATATCATGCCGGAATCATATATCGCGTATCCTATGAGGAACCCGGCTCCCTGTGGCACATTCTGGGGGGAGATGACCTGCAGCCATCCGCGTGTGCTCGCCGCCAGGAGGCTTTCCACATCGTCTTTCGGCACGAATAGATTCGGTCGCATGGGTAAGATCATTCGACCGTATGGAGACGGTCTCAACGTGGCCTTTCCGGTTATGGGGTCGTCATAGCTTACGATCCCGTTGCGGGCGGTAGAGGAACCGTATCGGAATTCGTGCGCCAACAATGTCAGAGGTGTGTTTTGTCTGATTTTTATTGGTGTCAGGCCGTCGTCCGTGCGAGGGGAACCATCGTAGATGTAGAAGAAATAATTGTTCAAAACAAGACCTGAGACGGCTCCGTCGTTCCACGCGCCGTTTGTTCGTTGGTCCGTGATGCCGAGTTGGAACCCGTCCAGGTAGAGGTTCGTCGCGTGGATACCGCCAGCGGCCCGGATGCCTACGGTCGGAGGGGTTGATCCCCACGTGAACAGGTGGGAATTTGAGATCTGGAAGAATCCTTCGGCGGCGATGCCCACTTGGACACGGGAAACGTATATGTCGCTCATCTGCACATCGGATCCGCCCAGATAAAAAGCGACCGTATCCGAATCCGCCCCTTGGGCGGAGGGGCCGTGCACGTAGTTGACCCGGACATTGGTGTAGCGGCTGTCCAGGCTGAAGCTCACATCGGGGCGTTCCTGATAGATCCCGTAATCCAAAGTGTTGATTATCGTCACATCGGAGAAAACCACCGACGTGATCTTGCTGCTGGTCCTGATGGCCGCCGACGCTGAGTAGTTGCAGTCGATGATTCCTCCATGCACCGTCTGCAGTTCGTTGATGGAACCCGATTGGTTTTCCACCCCGAGATTGAATACCTGTTCCATTGCCGCGGTTGCTCGTATGATCGCGCCGGGTTCCATCTGGATCTGCCATGGCACGGTCGTGTTGTATGGGAGGTCAATGGATTTGGAAACGAGATAGATGCCCGCCGGGAAGTACAGGCCGGCCACGCTTGTGTCGGCGAGCGCTTGAATGGCAGCGGAAACGTCTTTTTGTCCGGTGTTGTCGACTCCTGCGTCCACAACGTTGACCGGTGGTCGCCAGGTTGTCAAAGCTGATGCCGTCTTGGTGTCTGCGGTGCTGATATACGCGGCGACGGCTTCGTCCGCGGGCACGGCGGTCACTCCTGGTATTCCTTGGTTTCCCTGTGGGTCCGGTTTCCCGATGGGTCCGGGGATCGCCACGGTGCGTTTGTCGATGATCTGATCCAAGTTCATGTAAGCTCCCTGATGGTTTCCGTTTATGACAGGTGCCAGTGGCCGGCACCCAAGAGTTCCGTTATCCCGTCCTTGGCCGCGGTGAGACGCCATTCGCCGGAAGGTCTTGTCATCCATACCGAATCCCTGAAAACATCGGGTGGGATGTACACGGCCGCGACGCCGTCGACACCGTGCGCGTCGCAGGCTCGCGAGTAGACGACCGTGTCCGACCCGGACAGGCGCATCTCGAAGAGGCACGTGTAGTCGGTGAGGTCCACGGGCTGGAAACCGGACCCCGAATCACGCTGCCATGTGACGGCGAGCCGGTTAGTGACGCCCCGCAGGAGCAGCAGGTCGCCCCGTCCCGCACGCTCGGCCAATACCCCGTTGATCATGATGAGCCTCCCGACTGTTGAGTGCCGTCGTCGTCCGGCGTCTGGTCGTTGATGTTCGCCCCGGCCACGAGGACCACATTCGCCCGTTGCGAGGAGATGGTGACCCGCCACCAGCCCTTGTCGGGCATGGCGATGGGATTGCTGTCGCCGTCATGCGCGTACCCGTATCTGCCGCGTCTCGTGCGAAGCGTGTAGTTCCTACCGGGCGTCAGCCCGGATACCGTGGCGGTGTTGCTGGTGGTCGCGCCGACGACGTTGGCGTTGTTGACGCCCCAAGCCTCGGTCGTCAGCTGCGCGGAATCGACCTGCCGTGCCGCGTACGCCATCGCTCCGCCGGAGTCGATGATGTCGAAGGAGACCCCGGCGCGTACGTTGACGCCGTAGGCGTCGCTTTGGTCGGTGCTGTACGCGTTGGCTTTCACGTTGATCCAGGCGGCGAGGTCTATGGAGATGATGCCGGACTCGGGTCCCTCGAAGTCGACGTGCGCGTCGTAGGCCGGGTCGTAGTCGGCGAAGGTGAAATCGGTGTGGTCGCCGTTGTCGTTGCCGTTGGACCACGTGGCGGCGTTGGACGCGAAGCCGCGTGAACCGGTGAGGAAGGAGACGAGGTCGGCGAGTCTTGTCTGCTGTTCCCTGAGCTGTCCGGTCAACTCCCTGAGCTTCGCGGTGATCTGTCCGGTTTCCGTGCCGGTGGGGCGTTTTGCCTCGTCCGTCTCACGCTGCCGGGATTCGGCCGCACGCTGGGAGGCGAGGATCATGTCCGCGGTGCCCGGCGTGTACCGTGGTTCCGGTGTCCAATCGTCGTCCGCCGTGATGCCTGCGACGGTGGCCGGGTCGTCGGCGGGTGTCATGTCGGATCCCGTCGTGGTGGTGTCGCTCATGACCGCTCCCTGCATTGGATGGTGCGCCAATCCGAGTCCGCGGATCCGGATACGTCGGTGACTTTGAGTTTCAGGAGCCTGCGGCCGAGGTAATCGTCCTCGACGCGCAGGTCGAGGTGGTCGCCCACATGCGGGTCGTGTTCCTCGCCGAGCAGCACCTCATGGGTCTCCGAAGGCCACGCGCCCAACGCGGCCTGGGTGCGCGCGTAGGTGCGCAGGGTCTCGAGGACGCTCACGGTGGTGTGCTCCGTGTTCGAGGATTGCAGGAACGGCATGGCCGGATCCCGATACCGGTCGGGCAGGGTGGCCCGGGTCATGACGGTCTTGTCGTCGTTCTTGCCTCCAGCCGCCCACACCTGGCCGGTCAACGGGCTCCCGTCCTCATCGGAACCGGAGAGCATGGCCCGCACGCCCGGCAGCGTCGCGTTGAGACTCAGCTCGTGATCCACCAGCTCCGTCGCGGACTCCAAGGCGAACGACAGGCGGCCGGTCGTGTCGAGCGTGGGCGTGAACCGGTATTCCTGGGCGTTCTCGAGATTGGCGAGGTCGCGGATCCTGTCCGCGCACGTGGCCAGGTCCCAACCCCCGTATGTGCGGGTGGACGACCCGCCCTGCGACGGTGGCAACGTGAATGGCAACGGCCCCCACTTGAGGGTTTCCGCGATCAGCCCACGGGCGATGTCACGGTAGGAGCCCGTCAGCGTGAGCGCCCAGTTGCCTGCGGGATGATCCTCGTCGACGAGCACGTCACCCTCACGGAAGCTCTTATCCAGCCCGTGGTTGAGCACGAGGCGTTTGCCCAGGAGCGTCCACCCGCCGCCACACGTGAAACTCAGCTTGCGCGATCGGGCGTCCCACCTGCGGCTCGTGACGGGACCGGCGTGGATCACGCGCTGCCCGCGCTGCACCGCCAGGATCACCCGCCACGGGCGCAACGCGTCATGCAGGTCCGACCCGTTCACGCGCAGCCGTGTGGCCTCGCGGTTGAACGTGATGTCAACGCTCAACTGGCCGGGCTCGTTGATGGAATCCGACCACGAGCACGCCGTGTACGGCAACCTGGTCGGATGCGCGCCCGTCAGGGCGCTGTACGCATGCACCGTGAGATTTCTCATGATCGCCTCACTTCCAGCATGGTCGCACCAGCATCGTCAGCTGGCCGGCGTCAACGGATACGGGTATCGAACTACGGCCCGGGGGTATCGCGAACGCGTCATCCAACGTGACGATGCCCTGGGATGGCTGCATGCTCTCGAAATCCAGGGTCAACGGATCCCTGGAACCGTTCCACACGACCATCTGATCACCCAGCGAGAGCGTCAGCCGGGACACGCCCGTCGTGCGGACGACCGGCCAGCTGTCCATGTTCCCCGTGTTCTCCACTTGTATCAGACCGTTGGAAGCGGGGTAGGGGATCCAGTCGCCGTATTTATGGGGGTCGGGGCAGTGGATGATCAGCGAACAGTCGAACCCCTGTTCCGTCCAGCGCATGGTCGGCTCCGGATCATCCGCGAGCGCTCCGGTGAGTGTGCGTTCGCCGTGGGCGTCGTGGATGGTGATGGTCAGTGGTCTGCCCCATAGGTCGCAGATGCGGTCGGTGAGAGTGGCGTTTTCGATGCTGCTGTGTCGTTTGGCGGTGATGTCGATGGTGATGTCGCGTGCTTTTTGGGTGAGGCGGCTGGGCCAGTATTCGCCGTCCTGTTGGGGTTTCGACTCGAAGGACTCCTTGTACCCGGGGGTGCCGAGGAGTCCCTTGATGCCGTTCTTCCTGATGCCCAGGATTTGGTCTGGTCGCAGCCAGTGGTCGGACAGGGTGATGGTGTCGATGTCGCTTTGGATGGTGATGCGCATGGTCTTACCACCTGTCCACTGCGGCTTTAGTGCGTGCGCTCCATATGTCGAGCACCGTGTCAGGGTCGGTGCCGCGCGCGTCGATTTTGGTGGTGAAGGTCATGGTTTTGCCTCCTGCCTGCTGAGGTGCCGCTGGTGTGTTCGTGGCTTGGCCGTCGGTGTTCACTCCGACGCCGATCTGGTCGGGGATGATGCCGGTGAGGGTTTTCACGGCGTCACCGACCATGGGAGTGCTGTCGGTGAGGCCCAAGGCCATGCCTTTGGCGAGCATCACGCCGATCTGATCGCGGAACACCCGGCTGGGGGAGTGGATGCCGAACACCCCCTTGACCTTGTCCACGACGCTGCCGGCCCAGCCGCTGATCTTGTCCCATAGCCAGCCGCCCATATTGCTGATACCGTTCCACAGGCCCGTCACGAGGTTCTTGCCGATGTCGACCATGCCGCCGAGCAGGTTGCCCACGGCACCGATCGCATTGGACACCACGCCCGTGATGCCCCTCCACACTCTGGGCCAGTCGCCGGTGAAAATGCCGGCGATGATGTCGACAACTCCTCCGATTATTCCGGCAATGTTGCGCACCACGGCCGATATGGTACCAATGACGCTTTGCACCACGGGCAGCATGCCCTGGATCGTGGGCAGCACCACCGCGGTGATGAACCCCGCGATCTGACCGACCACCCAGCCGACCACCGTGACGACGCCCTGTATGACGGGTATGAGAGTTGCGATCACCGACAGGACGACGGAGACGATCTGCGTGATGACCGGAGTCAAACTGACGATCAATCCTGCGATGGTCTGTATGACCGACGAGATGATCGGCGTAAGCGCCTGGATGACAGGCACCAGCACGCTCATGAGCATGCCCGCCACCTGCACGATCACGCCGACGATCTGCGTGACCGAAGGCAGCAGGCCCACGATCAGACCCGTCAGCGGGGGCAGTAACGCCGTGATGATATTCGTCAACGGTGACACCAGCAACTGGATAGCCTCCATCAGCGGGGTCATAATCGTCGGAATCAACGGCGTCAACGACGCGATGATCGCCGCCACCACAGGGATGAGCTGCTCCAATGCCGACGTCACCACCGGCATGAGACGGGTCAACGCCCCGCCGATGGTCGACGAAAGCAGGGAGAACATCGGTTCCATCTGCGTGAACGTGGCCTGCAATGAAGCGAACACGTTCGACAGCTGAGCGCCGAACATCGCCTGGAGTTCCGGTGAGGTCGCGATCAACGCGCCAATGGCCGAAATCACGATTCCCACCGGACCCGTGAGCATGCCGATGGCCCTAGCGAACACGCCCGTGCCTCCGGCCGCCGCGGTAAACGCCTTGCCGATGAACGGAAGCTTGCCCAAGATGCCCGACAGCCCCAGCGCGCCGAACGCCGCACCCAATGACGCCACGACCGGAGCGAACCGGGATATGCCGCCGCCGATCGACGCGAATGCCTGCTGGAAGGGGGCAGGCAGCAAGGTCGAGAGGCTTGAGAACATGGAGGGGATGGAGCGGACAAACGCCTGGATGATCTGCCCCACCCGGGGGAGCACGTTCTGCATCACCGTGCCGAGACTCTCCGTCAGCTGGGACGTGAGGGCACCCATGTCGGCGTTGTCCCGACCCAATCCCGTCAGCCAGTTCGACCATGCGGCCTTCATCGAGGAAACCGAACCCTCGATGGTGGTCGCCGCCTCTCGAGCCGTGGTGCTCGTGATGCCCAGCTGGTCCTGCACCGCGTGGATGGCCTGGATGACGTCGCTGAATTTACTGATGTCATACTTCTGGCCCGTGAGCTTCTGCGCGTCCTGCAACAGGCGCTCCATCCCAGTCTTGGTGCCACCATATCCGAGCTTGAGGTTGTCGAGCATCGCGTAATTGCCGCGTGCGATGCTCTGATAGGTCTGCTGGATGCTCGCGATGTCGGTGCCCATCTTGTTGGCGTTGTCCGACATGTCGCTCATAGCCTCATTGCCGATCGTCGCCGCCTTCACGGTGTCGCCGCCCAGGCTACTGATGAGCGATGCGGAGAAGCTCGTGATCTGCGACATGTAGTCATTTGCCGAAACCCCCGCCGTGCGATATGCGTTGGCCGCATACCCCTGCACCTGCTTGGACGCGCCCTTGAACAGGGTGTCGATGCCGCCAACGGCCTGCTCGTAGATCGAATACGCGCTCAAAGCCGACTTGCCCACGGCGACCAGGCTCGCGCCCAGCGCGGTGACGCCCGCCAGGACGCCACCCATGCTGATCGTCGCAAGCTGTTTGACGCCGTTGCCGATCGACGCGAGATGCTCGCGAGCGCCCGCGGCGGCGGTTTTGAATGCGGTGCCCAGGCCGCCTGCGACGGTTTGGGCGACTGCGGGGATTTTGGAGAGTACACCGCCCGCGGCGGTGGTGATGCCGGTGAAGTAGTTGCCGATGGTGGTGCCGGCGGTGCGGAACGGGGTAGGCATTCGTGCGGCGATGTTGGCGGCGGTGGATGCCACCATGCTGAACACGCCGGATGCTTTGCTTCCTATGGTGCCGAAGGCGCTGCCGATCGTATTGGCACCGGTTGATGCCGCGGCGCGGGCTTTGACGAATGCGGTGCCGAGGCCTGATCCGATGCTCGATCCGAGTTGTTGGATGCGCGAGGAGACCGGTTTGAACACGCTGTCGATGCCGGACGCCGCTCTGACGAGCTGACCGACCTGCGAACCCATGGCCTTGAAGCCGTTGGCGGAACGCTGCCCGGACGCCGCGAGGGAATCCTGCGCCACTTTGAGCGCGGTTTGCGCGGATTTCATCCGTTCCGACGCTTCGACCGCCCGGCTTGCCGCTTCCGCCTCGCGCAGTCTCGCGGCTTCGAGGCGTATGGAGGCTTTCTCCGCCTGTACGCTGCCTTCGCCGTATTTCGCGGTCGCGGCCGCGAGCTTCTCCTCGGAGGCGCGCACGGTGACGGCCGCATCGCGTTGTTTGAGCATGGCGGCGGCGTTCGCACGGGACGTGGTGGCGACGTCCTTCTGCAGTTTGCCCAGCACGTCGCCCATGGGATTGGCGGACGCCTGCTGCACGCTGTTTCGGAACGCGCGGCCCACCTTGCTGCCGGTTTTCTCTCCGGTCCCGTCGAACGACTTCGAGAACCGCGTGCCCCCGTCCCTTCCGGCGGACTGCATCTCCTGGCTGACCCGCTGGCGGAACCCGGTCATGACCGGGAACACACTCACATGGGCCGAACCCACTTCAGCACCACCGGCCATGACGCACCTCCTCTACTTGCTCATCAACGAGCGGAACATGGGGCTCATGAGCCCGCTTGCTTTCCTGATCTCCGCTTCGTCGGGTTTCCGCGCCTTCGTCTTCGAGAAGGGTTTCGGGTAATCCTCGCCGCTCAGCGCGTACACGGCCGGCAGCAGACCCCAGGGGACCGGATAGTTCATGCCGGCCATGCCCGCACCCGTGTAGGTGCCGGGGTCGCCGGCCATCCGCGAGTAGAGGGCGATGGCGTCCCCGTAGCTCAATCGACGTCCCAGATCGTGGTTCAGGCTCCATCCGCGGCACGCGAAGTCCGCCCGCAGACTCGGGCCGTGCGGTCCTTTCAGGATCGAGATGAAGCCGGTGATTTTCCCAGATCGGCACCCTGGGATTTCGAGATGACCGCGCCGTATTCGCTCAGGAGGTTCATGATCACCTGAATCGGTTCGTGGGCCAGTTCCTTATCCTGGCCGGGGGCGAACGTCGCAAGGAGACTTTTGAGCCCCTCCACGCTTTCCGAATCGGTCGACGAGTTCGATATCCGGTCGAAATCATCGATGCTCAACGCGAGCGGCAGCTTGTACACCCTGCCCGCCGGGGCTAGCCCCCAGAAACAGCCGCCTTTGATGACGTGTTTGACCGTGAATCCGTGCGCCGCCTCTTCGAGCGCCGCCTCCTCGGCTTTATCGTCCCAATGGTCGAATTCCTCCACGGATGGGATGTCGTTGCGTTTCGTTGTCATGTGTTCCTCCAAAGATTCCTACCGGATATGTGGATCCCCGCACCCCGGTAGGCGGGCGTGCGGGGAAGAGCGGAACTTGGAAGGCTCAGTCGGTGACGGTCACCGCGAGGGAAGCGGTCCGTCCGCCTGCCGACACGGTCACGGTCGCCGTGCCCTGGGCGACGCCATATACGGTGATCGTCGACCCGGAGACGCTCACGGTCGCGATCTCCGTATGGTCGCTCGACGCTTTCACGATCTGGGGAGCGGTTTCGGGCAGTACCGTCGCCGTCGCCGTCCCGCTAGCGCCGACGGCAACGCTCAGCGACGTGGGATCCACGGTCACGGATTGCGTGGTGTCATCCCCGGGCTCGTAATACGATTCGATGTATTTCTCGCTGCCCTGAGTCTGATAGAGCGGGTCGGCCTGCCAGGTTGCGGTCAACGCGGTGCCCTTGACGCTTTTGCGTTCCGACTGGTTCGGCTCGTTGTTCGTGATCTGCACGACGCCGGCGCGCCTGCGGATGCGGGTCTTGCCGTTCCTTCCCCGGATCATCTCCTCCTGGTAGGCCATCCACTTCGCGTTCTGAATGATGTCGGACACGTGGTAGACGCCGTATTCGTCCGGTGCGCCGATGGTCAGCTCCCTGACCGTCGGGTTGTTCTCCGCAGGTGAGAACTGCGTGGTGAGGGTCGGTTCGCCGTTCAGCGCGTACCCGGCCTGGTAGAATTCCGTCGCGTCGTCGGCGTCCCGTGAATCCTGCGGGCCACGGTCGGCTAGGATCAGGCCCACACCGGCGGTGGACCACTGGTAGGCGTCGGGCAGGTCCGGCTGCGGCTTGCTGTCGGCGATCATCTGTGGGGTGATGACGTTCGCCGAATCGTATTTGACGAAGCTGAAACCTCCGCCGAGCACCACCTCGACCGAATCGAGATCATTGCCCTGAATGTCCTTTGACATGATGCATGTCCTTTCGATGCCGGGACGCATGAGACGTCCCATGACGATATGAGGGGTCACCAGTTGGTGACCGTGTATTCGAATGTTGAGTAGAACACGGCCGCGGCCAGCGGGTCGTCGACCTGATGCGGACCCGTGCACCCCTCATCCGTGATGCCGATGATGGGGGAGCCGTCCGCGAACCCGTACAGCAGGTTCGGATCGTCCGTGAGCAGCGCGAACAGCCTCGCCGCCAGATCCCTCGCCGCCTTGCCGTTCTGCCGCGAACCCATGTACACGCTCACGCCCACCGAACGGTCGAACGTGACCGGTGACAGTTTCGGACCGGAGTCGTCGCGCACGACGATCAGGGGATGCTGGGCAAGGTACCCGGCGGGCACCTTGTTGCCCACCGTCAGGCCGGGCACGTCCGTGACCTTCCTGCGGATCCATGAGCACAGCCACAGTTCGAGATCGGGCGGGGCGACGGAAGCCATCAGCCGACCGCCTTGAGTGCGCGTGCGAGATTGCCGGTTCGTGATTCGACGAGCATGGTCTTGGGATCGTGTCCCACGACCATGTACGTCGTGCGATGCGCATGGAGGACCGTCTCGACCGCAAGCCCGTCGCGATAGGCACCCGTACTGACCGGTGCCCGCGCCTTGGCCACGGCGAGCGCGGCGTTGGCTTTCTGGGCGCATAGGGTTCGTACGCCGTCGGAGTTGAGTATGTGGTCGAATGAGGCGTCGTTGAATTCCATGTAGGTCTGTCCGGCGTAAGCCATGGTTCAGCCCCTCCTTTCGGTGAGTTGGATCTCCCTGGTGGGTTGCCAGCCAGTGAACGGGTTGATGTCGTTGCTGGGGAAGCCGGTCACGTCCCAGAGGCGGCCGTCGTCCGGTTCCGTGCGGATGCGGTCGCCTATGAGGATGTCGCAGTACGGGTCGGTGACCGTCAGGTATGCGCCCGACGTGGTTGGTTCCCGGTTCGCGTCCGGTGTGCGTCGGCTGCTGGCCGAGGACAGTGCGCCGTGGACCATGAGCTCCAGCGGCGGCTGCGTCCAATCGTCGACGGTTTCCGTCTGGTTGTACGGGTCGGTTGTCCTCCGCGCCCGGAGCCGGATGAAGCGTTGGGGATGGCTAAAATCCATTGGATCCCTCCGGCATGCGTGTCAGTCTGTTCCCGTACCGGATGGCGTCCGGTGCGGGGTCCGTATGGTCCGTATCCCTCCCGACCCAGTGAACGAGTCGAGTTGGGCGAGTTCGGCGGGGGAGAACCATGCGAGCAGGTTCGCCGTGTGGGTGACCGACGCGCCGTTGACGCTCTGCGCGGCGACCGTCGAGTTGGGGCGGTCGAGTCTGCGTTGGATGGCGTCGGCGGCCGCCGACACGAACACGGGTTCGGTTCCTTCGTCCCCCGTGGTGATCGCGTCGCCGTACCGTCTGGACAGCAGGAGGGCGATCACCGGGGCCCACGAGGAGACCAGTTGGCGTTGCGCGTCAGGCAGCGGGTTCGGTCTGAGGAACGGTTGGAGCTTCTCCACGGTCAGTTGCATCCGCATCCTCCTTCAACGAGAGCATGGCTGCGATGGCATCGAGCTTGTCCTGCTTCGTCTTCGCGTTCGACAGGTCAATGTCGTTTTCCTCGGCCCACGAGTCGATGCGGGCGATGGACCATTGGGCGGATGGCCGTGCAACGGGTTCCGTGTACGGCCGCCAACCGCGTTCGGTGTAGAAGTCGGCCGCTTCCTCGGGAACGGTGATGAGACGGCCATTGTCATGCGAGAGTCGGATCATGATGGTTCCTTTCATCCCTGGGCCGGGATGACGGCGGCAACGGGCTTGGACACGGTTCCGGATGCGGCCATGCTGTTGCCCAGCACGTACGCATACCGGGCCTTGAAACGGAACGCCACGCGATCGGTCTCCGCGGGGCTCACCCCGTTGACGGTTGCCTGGTCGAGGAACTTCACGGTGATGCCCTGACGCACACCGATCTTGACACGGTCGGCGTCGGCGATAAGGGCGAGCGCCTTGGTGTTGTCCCAACTGCCGTTGCGGGCGAAGGACGCGTCGAGTCCGGCGATGTTGTCCGCCACGACGCCGTTGTTGGACAGTGCCTGGTAGATGGCGGTGCCGTCGGAGGCACGCAGGTTGGCGAGTTTGAACCGGAGGCTTCCCGCGGATATGATGGCGGTGGGGTCGGCACCGGAATCATCGACGGCGGAGGCCGCCTGATAGATGCTGCCGGCCAGATCGTCCTTGCCTGCGGATGCGGCGACCTGGAACAGGCTGCCGGCGCTCGTGGCCGCGGCGAAGAGATCGTCGGACGTCCACGTGGCGGGTTTGTCCTGGCCGAAGAACACCGCCTGGTCGAGCTTCTTGCCGATGGCGGTGCCGCCCAGCTTGGTGATGTCGGTGATGAGGTCCTCGGTCGCGTCCTCGAGCACATCCTCGTGGATGGGCACGATGACGGCGATCTCCTCGACGATGAACTGCTTGTTGGCCCAGGTGGCCTTGCTGGTCGGTTTCTTGCCGGTCGCATCCGCGGCTTCCGAAACCCATTTCGCTTCGGGCAGCGATGCGAGCACTGGCGCGTTCGTGACCTTCGTGCCCAGCGGTACCGTGCCGAACGCCTTGATCGCGGCAGACTGCTCGTCTACGGTGCCCAGGAGCACGTTGCTGTATTCCTCCTGGATGAGGACGGCGACGTCCTCGCGGGTGACTTCTGCCATGGTGATGGCTCCTAACTATGCTTTGCCGTCTCATGACGGCGGGTGATGATGGTTGGTTCCGGCTTCATCGCGGATGGCGTTCGGCCCCGAGCTGTCGGAGCGCCGCTGCCGCTTTCCCCTTGCCGTCATGGGTGTCTTCGAGTCGCGTACCCTTGGGCAGTTTCGGCCTGCCTTTGGGGATCGTGGACTGAGATTTGAGCAGGTACGGTTTCGACGCGGCGAGCGCGTCGAGTGCCTTGCCGATGGTTTCGGTGTCGGGTTCGCCGTCCTTCATGGGTGGTTTGCCCGAGAATGAGGCGAGCGCGTCGGAGGGGTCGTGGAAGCCTTTGGCCTGGGCCTGGATGCGGATCTCCGCGTCGGCGATCCGGCGATCGTATTTCGCGGCGGTTTCGTTGGATGCCTCCGTGCGGGCCTTCTGGACGGCTTTCTCCTGTTCGGTGAGCTGGGATTGCTTCCATTCGTCCATGGCTGTCTTCTGGGATTTGAGTTCGTCGTAGTCGGCGTACTTCCTGCGTTCCCTGGACAGTCGGTTCTCGATGATCTGGTCGAATTCCGCCTGTGTGGCTGGCGGGGTGTATCCTCCCTCATCTTCCTTGGCCGGCTGTTGCTGGGTTTCCTGTTGCGCGGTGCCGTCACCAGGCTGGGTGGATGTAGTTTCGCTCATTGTTCCTCCGTTGATCCGTCGATGTTCCCGGCCGGTTCGGCGGCCGTCTCCGTGGCTTGCAGGGCCAAAACCTGTTGCTCCATAGAAGATTCCTCCTCGGCGGCTTTGGTGGCGTCGAGCACGTCCTGCTTCGTCCATCCGGGGATGAAGGCGAAGAGCAGCTGGTCGGGAGCCCCCACGACCTTGAGTTTCACGATGGCGTCCACGACCTGGGCGAGCGAACGAGTGCGCTGGTCGAGCCAGTGGACCTCCACATTCGTGTCCTGGGAGAGCTTGGTGCGTCCGAGCACCGCGGCTGCCGTTCTCATCCACAGTTCGTAGCCTTCCGACAGGCTCGCCTTGCGTTCCTCGAGGTTGCGGAAGTAGGGGCTTTCCTCCGCCTCGATACCGTCCGCGCTCATGTTGATGACCTTGCTCATGAAATAGTGCGGCGGGATCTGCAGGATTGCGCTCAGATCTGCTTTCGCGGATTCGAGGCCCGATACCACGTCGGCGATGTTCGCCGCCTGGAAACTGCCGAACCGCGCGGTCTCCCCGGCGTCCCCGGACGCGTGGAGTAGGGAGTCCACCGACGGACGGATGAGCGCGTTACCGTTCTCGTCCTTGGCGATCTCGCCTCCCGCCATCCACTTCTGAGGGAATGCGCCGTAACGCATCACCATCGAAAGCGTGAACGTGTAGTCGACGATGCGTTTCCACGCCTTGATGCCCGGGACGATGGAGGATTCGGGGGAGTCGTCGGAGTCGAGCGTGTTCGACAGTTGCACCACGGGGCAGAAGCCGAGACCGTGTCTGGAGATTATGATGTTCCGGGGCGTCGAGGGGGTGCCCGTGAACTTGTACCAGCATTCGCTGTCGAAGAAGTACCAGACCGAATCCCAATAGGATTTCCCGCTTTTCGCGCTGCGGTACAACGCCCACTCGGGGTAATCGTCCCACGGGTCGGCGAAGTGCGCGAACGTCCTCAGCGCGCTCATGGGTCGCATGACCACGGTGCCGTCGGCCCCCGGCAGCGCGAACCCGTAGGTTTTACCGAGTCCGACGACTTCGCGGTTGACCTTCACCTGACGTCCGTCCATGGCGTTCGCCTGCCATGCGTCCCGCCACAGGTCGTCGTCGGAGAACCCGTCGACGGACAGGCCCTGCGCCAAGGCATTGCGGGCGTACTGCAGCCACGGGGTGGATGCCTTGCGCAACAGATCCTTGTACTCCCCGTCCGCGCCGTCGGGCATCCACGTATGCGTGATGCGGGCGTCGATGTTGCGTTGGATCCATTCAAGACGCGACCATTCCGCACGCATGTCGTTCTGCCGCGACGAAAGCAGCTTGCCGAGTTGCGTCGCGTCCATGGAGAAGGCGGTGACGTCGTCCGTTCCCTGCAAAGGCACTGTGTCTCTCATGCGTAACCCCTTACTATCGGTTTGCTCTTGGGTGGCAGGGCTTCGAATTTCCGCAGACCCCATGCCGCCCAGGTGACGCCCTGCGCCTGGCTGATGGGTTTGCTCGGATCGGAGGGGTCCCAGGTGAACCCGGCCCTCCCGATGGGGCGCGTGGTCGCATATTCGAGGGACTTGGAGACTTCCTCCTGACCTCGGTGCACGATCATGCCGTTGTTCGACCCCTCGATGAACCCGGAGTGTGCGGCGGCTATCTCGTCCATGTTCATGGGCAGGTATTTGATGTCGAGCAGCTGCAGGTCGACCAGGACCGGTGCCGCGTTCTTCGGGTCGAGGACGATGAGTGCGTCGTTGAGTCGTTCCTTGAGTGCCTTGAGGTATTTCGCGACCCATACCGTGCCGCGTTCGGTCCGCTCGTGTTCCACGAAGATGGACTCGTCGTCGAATCGTGATGCGGCGGCCACGGTCGCGAATCCGCCACCACGTCCGAGCGCGAGCGCTATGACGGCGGTCTCGCCGAGTTTCGCATCGGGTATGGCGTTGTCGCGCCAGCGTTGGATGTCCAGGTCGGAGAGGTGCTTGACCTGTTCGGGGCGTCTGTCGGGCCAGACCGAAAGGCGTTCGCGCAGGAAACCATCGGGGTCGGTGGTGGATCGTTCGTACTGGTCCTCGATGTTGCTCAAGGGCATGCGCCATCCCAATGATGGGTTTGCGGCGATCCATGCCGCACGGTCACCGGGGTCGATGGTGTCGGCGGTGTCCGGATCCTCTGAGCGTTCAGGAGTCCATTCCATCCAGCCGGTGTGCTCTCCCTTGCCCTTTCTCCCTCGGTCGCGCAGGCCCTCCCATACCTTGGATTCGTTCACGCCCTCCTCAGGCACGGTCCCGGTGTACACGACCTGCGGGTTGTCGATCTGGGATTGCGTGTAGGCGAGCGCGTTGTTGGCCTGCAGGCTGAGCTCCTGCGCCTCGTCGCTCACGAGGATGTCGGCGGCGAAGCCTCGTCCCGATTTCTTCGTTCTGGCGATGAAGCGGATGCGGTCGCCTTGCAGTTGGCCGGGACGGCGTTTGAGCAGTATCCCCTCCTTGCCGTTGGCCGTGTAGATGCGTTCGACTCGCGACATGAGCCGGGGGACGCTTTCGATGATGCCCTGGAGTCGTTCGAACGCGTCTATGGCGGTTTTGACCTCGTGGGCTGAGTGCAGGATGGTCTTCCTGCGGTTGTCGGTTCTGGGGAAGAGGAACAGGTGCGTGAGATCGTATCCGGTGAGGATCTCCCCCTTGCCGTTCTGTCTGGATACGAGCAGGCCGAACTCGCTCGACGCCCAATTGCCCAGGGCGTCGGTCTCCATGAGGGCGGAGAGCACGTATTCCTGCCACGGGTCGAGCGTCATGCCGCACAGTCGGCAGAACCTCAGCGCGATACCGGCCCTGGAACCGGTGGATTCAGGCCGTTTCTCGATTCTCGAGCGTTCCGCTCCGTACAACGTCTCTTGATTCGTCGAAGAGCGCATCGAATGGGTCATCCTCCCCGGTTGTATGGTCCGACAGGCTGGCCAGACGGTCGACGACCTCCGCACGGGTCTTGAGCAGTGTGCCCAGCTTCGACGGATCGTCCTTGAGTCCTTCATGGACCGCCTGGTCGATCAGGGTCAGGGTCTTCTCGAGTTCGAGGTGCGCGTCGAAGAAGCTCGTTGTGGTTGATTCCCGGTGCGTGACCGGTTTCGCCTGTGCGACGTGTCGCTTCGTGTCCTCGTCCCCATGCCTGGAAGGTGAATGCTCCTTGTTATAGGCCTTCCTGGCCGCTTTGCATGCGTCGCATGGCTCGGTATGTTCCCTCAGATGCCTGCGATAGGCGGAATAGGTGCCGTGAGGCGCTTTCTGACGTGCCAAAACGCCTCCAATCGGCCGAATCGGCAATTTGCAGATTTCATGCAAATTGCCGGGAGAGAGAAGCGTCAACTGCCAGGCGGGAAGTGGGCACTCTACCGGGGTAGGGGTACCCTCCCCAGGGTCTGCAAGAACGAAGAAGCATGCAAAATGCTGATTATGCAAATTGATAAGCTATGAAGCCGCCCATATCTCGGTTTCCTGGCTGTCTGACTTCAAACTATTGCACCGCCGATGCATCGGCTCAAGCTTCTGCCCGTATAATCTGCCGCCATTAGCAAGGGCATCGGGATGATCGGCGGTGAAGCTCATGGAATCCGTAGACGGCAGACTCGTATCGATATGACCGCCGCACCAAGCGCAGGGAAGACCCTCGCGTTTCGTGCGTCTCCGCAATGCCGCGGCCTGTCTGCGGAATGCATGATTGCCATAACCATCACGATTGCGCTTCGCCATGGTACATTCTTTCAAAGGGTGATAGAAGAGGTAAGTTGCATGGGTGTCGCGCCTGTGATTCGCGCAGGGCTAAGAGATAATTAGTAAATGAGTTGGAAAGAGCTCTCAATGTCATAAGTGACGTTCTGTCGTGGCCGGTTATCTCGTTAATCATTGTCTTTGTGTTACCCAAACCGATTAGGGGATTGATCAATCGTATAAAAGTCATGAAAGGATTCGGGACAACATTCGAATTCGATGATCTGCTTGGCGATATGAAAGACCAAGTCGATGAAGTAGTCCAACAAGAGTCAGCAAATACCAATGATTCTGGAGAAACGAATGTTGAGTTATACCGTCAAGTATCTGAACAGGAACAAGCGAATGACTTCCAACGGAAGGTCGAAGTGAAGCCATGTGAAGACCCATCTGGGGCAATACTCCGATCTTGGTAAGATTTGTCAGACTTGCTCAGAACTCTACGAAGATTTCCTTTAGATTCTCGTGCCGGCTCAAAATACTATTCAATTACTGAACTTGGACATCTTCGGGATCTCGATATCACCAACCCAACAGTTTTCGAATCAATACGTAACCCGTGTCGACTAAGAAATCAAGTCGCACATGGCCTAGTATCTCCGACCGTGGCTGCGGCTCGAACATATGTTAATAGTTGCAACCAGATTTAGTCTTTATTGCAGAGTAAAAAAGAACTTCATGAACACCCTGGTCAACTCCCATGTTTTATAATCAGTATTTTTGAATGTAACTTTCTCGTTGCCCTCAGGATTGTCAGGGAAAGGTTTTGTCGACAGATCTGCTACAACCAGTACATGGCGTAAGACGCTCGTACACGAGCTGCTACCTTGTCTCTGCGCCACGGCGGTTATTCTTCGTAGACATATCGGAATGCTCAATAGCTCAACTTGTATATACCATAGATGTGGTAACAATTTTGATAGTAATTGTTGAGTATGCTTGTCGTATGCTTATTCTTTCGACTGTCATTCCTGTCGCAGGTTCCATCGGGGGTATCTGTTCATTGTTTGATTACTGCATGGCGGAATGGAAGACGAACTCGTGCATATCATAGGATTTTTAGACAGGTAAGAACAGATGCTGCAGCAAAGTCTTTCAACGAGGGTTCCCCTCCAGATGACTGGATAAACTTAGAATTTGAAGAACGTTGGCGGGCTGCAGGATTCAAAGATAAAGATGGAATTAGAGTAGGTGACTTCGATGCAGCCATGTACGTCGGATCTTTGTCTGTGCCAATTTCACAGCAAATAGATCAGTGGGTGTTAATCATTTCTGCGATAACAGGGGTTGTCCTTATGAGTCTTGGACAATAAATGCAGTACCAGCGGAGTGAAACAGGCTCAAGCCGAGTCTAGACCAGCTTCCTATCTAGGTGCGCAGCGTATTGAGAATGGTCAATTCCGTATCGCGCTATCATTCGAGTATGAAGAGAATTTGGAAATGGATATTGTGGGTAGGCTTCACGCTTCTTGCAATGGTATGTTTGCCAATTACAGTGTCATTCATATCTGTGAAAGCAGAGTTCAATGATCAGACTATGAATCTTTGGCAGGGTTGGTCTGCATATCTGACTTTTTGGATTGCCCTACTTGCGGCGCTTATCACTTGGAAAGAATTCCGAATATCTCAAAGACCGAAGTTGTTCGTTTACATGTATCAGGATCATTGGATGATTAGAACAGATAGTGGTCCAACTTACGTCGATCGTGCGGGCCTCAGACTAGAGAATATCGGCATTAGCCCCGCTTTTGATATAAAGCTAATGGTGACTCCTGGGATCCCATGGCCTGTAGCTTCACATCCTGCGGGGGAGCCTAGGGACGAGCTCAGTAAAAGAATCATTTCCTACCTCTACCCTAAAAATACAGTTGATCTTCTGTCAAGTGGACGAGAAGAATTCGACGCAGTTGCCTTTTCTGCACCATATTCGAAGCAACGTTTCCTTCTCACGTATCGGGGTGTCAACGGCGAGCACTTTAGTGAAGAACTCGAGTTAAACCTTAAAGATATCCAATACATAGAGTCAAAGCCTTTGAATCCGCAATCATTATCATGATTTCACCAGAATTGATCGAAGCCATATTACATATGATACTTCTTATTGTTGGTCTTCATTAATGGAAGACACCAACACTACTAAACTGCATGTCCACAGCTGGTTTGTCAAATCCCGTCCACAGTCATCGCGTGAACGCCTGCCACACGTCCCACATGAGATACACGGGTCGGCCTTCGGAGTCGACGGTGACGGGCGTGATGATGCCCCGGCGTTTCCACTCGCTGATGGTCTTGCGACGAACGTGCACACCGCAGGGTTTGAGGAATCTGCACAGCTCCGCCGCGGTGCCGCGTGCTCCGCATGATGCGAGTCGCAGCACCCTGAGCTGTTGCACATCACGAACTTTTAGTGTCGTGCCGCATCCGCATACGGTCCATCCGCTCTCGAGGTCCGTGTCGTCGCACCATAGGTCGGCTCCGCATTCGGGGCATGAGCCGATCATGGTCTTACCCGGTGGGGGAGTGAACTGTTTGAGCATTTTGTGCACTGCTTGGTGCGCCAGGTCCATGATTTGCGAGATGTCCGGTCGTGAAATGAGCTGGGGAATCTGGTTCACGGCTCCCTTGAGCATCATCTCCGCATTGAAGCGTCTGTAGGGCAGATGCAGGGCGATCATGAGCGATACTGCGTACTTCTTGATGTCCTCCAGCAATTGCCACGCTCCGATGTTCAACGGTATCGGCGCGATGGTCTTCGTGCCGATACCGGACTGCTGTGCCATGATACGAGCCTTCTTCGCCGCAATCGAACGCAACGAGGGGATTCCATTCGCCAGGGAATGGAGATCGTCACTGAACTGCTTCATACAGTCCTTACAGACAGGCTGGTTGGTGGGTTTGTGACAGTGTTGGCAGACGTTCATTACGGTCCTTAGAAGAATGCGGTGAGGGTGAGTTTGACGATTCCGATGATGATGAGCGCGGTGAAGGCCACGCATATCGTGGTGATGAGTACATCGGTGGCGATTCGCACCGGTTTTGACTGATCTGGTTTCGGTTTGTCTTCATTCCAGTTGATGGATGGGTTGTTCATTGATTCTCCTTTGTGATGGTGCTGGTGGCCCATTTCGCGCCGTCAACAAAGCATTCGCGGTGGGCCCATGCCTCTTCGCTTGATACGTCGGGATTGATATGAACTGCACCCCGAATGTTGGACTGTGATGATGTGGGTTCGATAATGGGGAGGTGCAACTATTGTGTCTGAGAGCGATGGGCGTCGACGGTATGACGCCGTGTTCAGGAGTCGAGCGGTGGAGCTT